GCACCACGGGAACGTGGACGACCTCGGCATACACCCTCACCGGCATTCCTGACACCTCGGCCATCGACTCGACCTATCAGGTGCAGGGCGTCGGCATCCCCAATGCCACCTATGTGACGGGCGTGCTTTCGCCCTCGGCTGTCTCCATCAACTACGAGCCGACACAGGCGCAGGTTAACGGCAACCTGATATTCCAGAAGGTCAAGTACGGCCTGCCCTCGGACTACTACAGCAGCGTCAACCGCACGCATTGGGACAAGAGCAAGCGGTGGGAGATGCTCGGCCCCGAGTCGCCGCAGCAATGGGAGTGGCTGCTCTCGGGCTACATCTCGACCGGCCCCCGTATCCGTTACCGTCTGCTCGGCAAATACTTCCAGATTTGGCCGGGTATGAACGCTGGCGAGTTGCTTGGCTTTGAGTACCGCAGCAACGCATGGGCCGAGAGCGCAACGGGCGCGCCCAAGACTTCGATGACGGCAGACAACGACACCTGCATTTACCCTGCTCGTGTGATGGTGCTGTCTACCAAACTCAAGTATTTTGAGGCAAAGGGCTTCGACACGACCGCCATCTTCCGCGACTACCTTGCCGAACTTGAGACGGCCATCGCGCAGGACACGGGCGCCGCCAACCTCTCGTTTGCCCCGCGTCCCGGCACGGTGCTTATCGGCTACGACAACATCCCTGACAGCGGCTACGGGTACGAGAACTGATGGCCGTCGCCCGTCGCAGACTGGTACAGCGCGCTGCGGCCAATGTCGCAAGCCTGCCGTCGCCTGTGGGCGGGTGGAACGCGCGCGACTCTCTCGCCAACATGGCACCCACCGATGCCGTGCAGTTGGACAACTACTTCCCCGGCGTGTCCAACGTCATCCTGCGCGGCGGCTATGTGAAGCACGCCACAGGGTTCCCCGACGATGTGGAAACCCTGATGACCTACAGCGGCGGCACCTCTGACCAGTTGTGGGCGGTGTCGGATGGCAAGTTCTACAACGCTACATCTGCGGGTGCTATTGGCGCGGCGGCGGTCAGCGGACTGACCAACTCCAAGTGGGAATACACCAACGTCACGACCGCAGGCGGCAACTACCTGTACGCCGCCAACGGGGTCAACACGCCGTACCTCTACAACGGCACCACATGGACGAGCATCACGGGCGCATCTACGCCTGCCATCACGGGCGTCACGACCACCACGCTCAACTCTCCGACGCTCTTCAAGAACCGTGTGTGGTTTATCCAGAAGGACACGCTCAAGGCGTGGTACCTGCCGACCTCTAGCGTTGGCGGCGCGGCGCAGGTTCTCGACCTGTCATCCATTGCGCGCCTCGGCGGCGTGTTGGTGTCGATGGCATCGTGGACGATTGACGCTGGCTACGGCGTGGATGACAACCTCGTATTTGTCACCGACAAGGGCGAGGTCATTGTCTACCGTGGCACCGACCCCTCATCTGCGTCCACATGGGCTTTGATTGGCGTGTGGATTGTGGGCGCGCCTATTGGCAACCGCTGCCTGATGAAGTACGGCGGCGACCTCTTGGTGTTGACGCTTGATGGGTTGATTCCGATGGCATCGGCGCTGCAATCCTCGCGGCTCGACCCTAACATCGCGCTGTCGGACAAGATTCAGGGCGCGTTTGCGGCGGCTGCTGCGGCGTATAGGGACAACTTTGGGTGGTGTATGTTGTACAACCCGAAGAACAACGCCCTTATCGTCAATGTCCCGGTGCGCGAAGGCGCGCAGGAACAGTTTGTGATGAACAACATCACGAAGGCGTGGTGCAAGTTCACGGGCTGGAACGCCTTTCACTTTGGGTTGCTTGACGACACGCCGTACTTTGGCGCGGCAACCTTTGTAGCAAGGGCGTGGACGGCTGGCAGCGATGGTTACATCGACGACACCAACAACATCAACGGTCGGATACTGCAAGCCTTTAACTACTTTGAAACGCGCGGCGTAAAGAAGATTTTTACGCGCGCGCGGCCTTCCATCTTCAGCAACGGCACGCCTTCGGTGACGGTGGGCATCAATGTTGATTTTAATATTGCCGATAACGTGGCTCCCGTGTCATTTACGCCGCTGACTACGGCGTTCTGGGACACCGCCGTGTGGGACACGGGCGTTTGGGGGTCAGACCTTGAAATACAGAACAACTGGCAAGGCGTGACCGGAGTCGGCTACTGCGGGGCTATCCAGTTCCAGAGCAGCAGCAAGAAATTGGCTATCCAATGGGCCTCAACTGACGTGGTGTATCAACTCGGATGGGCTGGCATATAACAAGCGGCCCCGAGGTGGGCGAATGGGTATGCGACATCACGGGCGGCGGGTATCACGCCGAACGCTCCAACGCCATCGGGCTGCGTAAGGGCGACAAACTGGTCGGCGGCGTGGTCTACGAGAATTGGAACGGGCGCAGCATTGTCTGCCACATCGCCATCGCTGACCGCTTAACCCCGGCTTACCTTGCCGCCATGTTTGACTATCCGTTTAACGTCTGCGGGGTTGACAAAATCATCGCCCCCGTGGGCAGCAAAAACGCGAAAGCGTTGACTCTTGTGCGTAAAATGGGTTTCACCGAGGAAGCGCGAATCAAAGACGCCGACACCGACGGTGATATTGTTTTCCTGACCATGACACGCGATGCGTGTCGTTATTTAGGACACCGTTATGGGCAAAAAATCACCGGCACCGCCGCCAGCGCCTGACTACGCAGGCGCGGCACAACAGCAGGGCATCGCCAACCTAGAGGCGGCGCGCCTTACTGCGCGGCTCTCCAACCCCAACGTCATCACCCCGCTTGGCGGTCAGCGTGTGACCTACGGGCGTCCGCAGTTTAACCGCGCTGCGTATGACGCTGCGATGGCTGATTGGCGGTCGCGTCAGCCGCAGGCTCCTACGGCTGCCGCACCTCAAACCGTTGGCATTGGCGGCGGCGCGATGCAGCCCGGTGGTGGCAGTCAGCGCATGGAGATGGGCGGCGGTATGTATGGCGGGGGCGTTGACCTCGGCGTGTCGCCCGAGCCTATGGCGTCAAAGGCTGGCGGTATGCCTGCTGCGCGGCGCGAGGCTCTGGAAATGGGCGATGACCGCGCATACACGCAGGGCGGTCGAACCGACTTCACCACGCTTCCTACCGGAGCGCAGGTTCCTACTGCCATGCTTATCGGCGGCGGTCGCTTTGATGCGTCCGGCATGGGGCCGGGTGCGGCGCGGTTCCAGAATTACGGTGGCGGGGAGTACATGGGCGATGTAATGCCCACCCGCGAGATGTTCACCGAGATGGTGGACTTGGACACCCCGACGATTGAGCAATATCTCACCCCCGAGGCGCAGGCGACCCTTGAGGCGCAGCAGCGGGTCGAGCGTGCGCTCTCCGGCCTTGGCGAACAGGCCATCGGGCGCGTGCAGAGCGTCTACGGCACAAACTTCACCCCGCAAGGGCTTCCGGCGCAGCAGTTCCAGTTGAGCGGCTACGGCAACCTGCCGACCGCCCCCGAGTTGCAGGGACAGGCGCGCGCGGACGTGTCGGCGCTCCCGGTCAACTTCGGCCCCACGGCGGGACAGTACGGCATGGCTGCGGGTGGCCCCGCCCCGGCGACCCTTGAGGGATTGAACCTTGCGGGAGTCGGAACGGCGCAAGCAGGGGTTGGCGCAGGCCAGTTTGGTATGGCCGGCGGCGGCCCTGCCGGGGTCAACTTGCAGGGCTTGGATACGAGCGGTATTGGTGGCGTGCAAACAGGCGTAGGCCAGTTTGGCACGGCGCAGGGTGGCCCTGCGGCTGGAACGCTGCAAGGATTGAATTTGTCTGGCGTTGGCGGGGCGCAAGTCAATGTTACGCCGGGGCAGTTCGGGATGGCGCAAGGTGGCCCTTCTGGCATTAGCGCGTCCTCGTTTGATGCTTCCGGGCTTGGCATGGCGGGTGGCGGGCCGGGTGGCGGTGCCTTTGGCGCGGCGCAGGGTGGCGTAGGCGCTCCGTCGCTTCGCGGTCAGTACGACTTGACGGGGGTGGGCGATGTTGCCCGCGCACCGGGCGCTGCTGCGGCGATGCAAAGCGGGCCTACGGCCCCGACGCTTCAGGGGCAGTTGGATACCTCGCGCCTTGCCGCGATGCCTGTAAACGCCGGTATGACGGCGCAACAGGCGATTATGTCGCGCCTCGACCCGCAGTTGCAGCGCCAACGGTCGCAACTTGAAACGCAGTTGGCGAATCAGGGCTTGGTGCGTGGCGGCGAGGCGTATGGCGCTGCCATCACCGAGCAGCAGCAGCAGGAAAACGACCTTCGGACGCAAGCGGCGTTGCAGGGCTTGAACCTTGATATGGCGGCGCGTCAGCAGGGCTTGGGCGAGGCGCAGGCGTTGGGTGGCTTTGCCAACCAAGCGGCTTTGGCGGGCTTTGGCGCGGGACAACAGGCCACCGCAGCGCAGAACGCAGCAGCGCAACAAAATTTCCAGAACGAATTGGCTAGGCAGGC